CGGCAACTAAAAAGCTTGCAATATTTGATGCCTTCGAAATACTACAGAGGATAGAGAACGAAAGAGAAAAGCTTAATGGCACGGACGAACCTGAAACAAGTAAAGGAAAAGATAAAGGATTCCAAAGTTTCGCAGAATCTAGGGGAAGACAGTCTTAGCCTTTGTCGCAAATTATCTGACATTGTTCCCGACTCTATTATTAAAAGGAACAATAAACTCAAGAAGTGGGAGTATGGATATAATAAGGATTATAACATAATTATTATATCTAAAGATGGAACTTTAGGTGATGTTATTGAGATTCAAAATCTAAAAATAGGATTACCTTTGCAGCCGAAAACTACATACTCAAGGAGTGAAAAACAATCAGATCAGTATTGGGAACCAAGCGAATATCCAAAAGAACTTCAAAAGATTAAAAGCATTTTTCAATGGAATGAATATCCATCTTCATTTAAAGAGTCTTGGATATTATATATTGAATCTGAATTTGAGAAAAGAGAGAATGGTTTTTGGTTTAAGAATAATGGTCATTCTACTTATATTACCGGCTCTCATTACATGTATCTCCAGTGGACCAAGATTGATGTTGGGCACCCAGAGTTTAGGGAATCAAACAGATTATTCTATATATTCTGGGAGGCATGCAAAGCTGATATCAGATGCTTTGGAATGTGCTACCTCAAAAACAGACGGTCTGGCTTTAGCTTCATGTCATCATCAGAAGCTGTTAATCAAGCCACCATTACTTCAGATGCTAGATTCGGCATCTTATCAAAAACAGGCTCTGATGCTAAGAAAATGTTTACAGATAAAGTTGTTCCAATATCCACAAACTATCCATTCTTCTTTAAACCAATACAAGACGGGATGGACAGGCCAAAGACAGAGCTTGCTTACAGAGTGCCAGCATCAAAGCTTACAAGGAAATCAATCGAGCAATCTAACACCGAAGATCTTACTGGGCTTGACACCACTATTGATTGGAAGAACACCGGAGATAACTCTTACGATGGCGAGAAGTTGCGACTCCTTGTCCATGATGAGTCTGGGAAGTGGGAAAGACCCGATAATATCCTCAACAACTGGAGAGTCACTAAAACTTGTCTTCGACTAGGTAGAAAAATTATTGGCAAGTGCATGATGGGATCAACATCGAACGCCTTGGATAAGGGAGGGGACAACTTCAAAAAATTATATAGATCTTCTGACGTTACTGATCGTAATTCTAACGGACAAACAAAAAGTGGAATGTATAATTTATTTATTCCAATGGAGTGGAATATGGAGGGGTTCATAGACAAGTATGGTCAACCTGTATTTAGGACTCCAGAGATTCCAGTGGAAGGTATAGATGGAATGGATATAGATATAGGGGTCGTAGATTATTGGAATAATGAAGTGGAGTCCTTAAAGAACGACGCTGATGCTCTTAATGAATTTTACAGACAGTTTCCTAGAACAGAGAACCATGCTTTTAGGGACGAGTCTAAAAATACTCTTTATAATTTAAGCAGGATATACGAGCAGATAGATCATAACGATGGAATAGAAGGCCAAAGAGTTGTCCAAAAAGGAAACTTTTCTTGGAAAGATGGAAGAAAAGATACAGAAGTTATATGGACTCCAAATCCAAAGGGAAAGTTTTATGTAACATGGATACCTCCATTGGAACTTAGAAATAGAACTATAAATAGAAATGGCATAAAGTATCCTGGAAATGAACATATTGGTGCATTCGGATGTGATAGCTACGATATCTCTGGAACAGTAGGAGGGGGAGGGTCTAATGGGGCTTTACACGGATTGACTAAAGTTAATTTTGATGGACCATCAAATATGTTTTTTTTGGAATACATAAGCAGACCGCAGACCGCTGAAATATTTTATGAGGATGTGTTGATGGCGTGTGTATTTTATGGCATGCCAGTACTTGCGGAAAACAACAAACCAAGATTATTATACCATTTTAAGAACAGAGGATATAGAGGATTTAGTTTATCGAGACCAGATAAACATAAAAACGATTTATCAAAAGCAGAAAAAGAACTAGGAGGAATACCATCTTCTTCTGCCGTAATATCAATTCATGCCGAAGCTATTGAATCTTATATAGAAAAAAACGTTGGCTTTTCTGATTCTGGGTCTGGCAACATGTACTTTACTAGGACTTTACTTGATTGGGCAAACTACGATATAAATAATAGAACTAAGTTTGACGCCACTGTTAGTTCTGGTTTTGCAATTATGGCTAATAACAAATATGTAAACAAACCACCAAAAACTGTTAAAGAAATAAATGTTACCTTTGCAAAGTACAATAATGGTGGAATAACTAGTACAATACTGAGATAGATAATTTATGAACGGAGTTCAAACAAGGAACGTTGTTGGCTTTCCAGATCAGCTCGCTTCTGATGCTGAAAAAGCATCTAAAGAGTATGGGTTAATTGTTGCCCGAGCAATAGAATCTGAATGGTTCAGAAAGGAAAGTGGTACATCAAGATTTTATAATAATAGAGATACATATCATAAGCTTAGAACTTATGCTATGGGAGAGCAGTCTGTTCAAAAATATAAAGACGAGCTTGCAGTCAATGGGGATATATCGTACTTAAATTTAGATTGGACCCCTGTTCCTGTAATACCTAAGTTTGTAGACATTGTTGTTAATGGAATGCAAAATAGGCTTTATGATGTAATGGTAGACGCTGTTGATTCATTGTCCTCAAACAAAAAAGCTATGTACAAATTAAAACTACAGGCTGAAATGAGGAACAAAGAAGGTCTGCAAGAAATACAAGCAATTACCGGAAAGGATATGTTCGATCAAGATCCTTCGACTCTTCCTCAAAGCGCAGACGAATTAGAACTTCATCTTCAGTTGAACTACAAAGACGACATTGAGATAGCTCAAGAGAAAGCTATTGAGAATGTTTTGAAGATGAATAACTATGAGCAGATTAGAAATAAAGTTGATGAAGATCAAACAACTTTAGGCATCTCTTCCGTCAAACATTCTTTTAATATTCATGACGGGATTAAAGTTGATTATGTGGATCCAGCTAATTTAATATGGAGCCCTACAGAAGATCAAGACTTTGAAGATTGCTACTACTTTGGAGAAGTTAAAAATGTAAATATTACGGAGCTAAAAAAAATAGACCCATCTCTAACCCAAGAAGATATTAAAGAGATATCTAAGATGTCATCTAAATGGGATGCTTATCAAGGAATCAGAGGGGGATATAAAACAGATAACTTTGATCACAACACAGCAACATTGCTGTACTTCTGTTACAAGACGGATAAGAACATCGTATACAAGAAAAAGAAAACACCTCAAGGAGGAGAAAAGGTGCTTAAAAAAGACGATCAATTCAACCCACCAAAAACAGAGAAAGCTAGATTTGAAAAACTTTCTAAAAGAATTGACGTATGGTACGAAGGTGTACTTGTTCTAGGAACAAATCACATTTTAAAATGGGACTTAATGAAGAACATGGTTCGTCCCAAATCATCAATGAGCAAAGCGGTTGCTCCTTATATTGTAAGTGCTCCAAAAATGTACAGGGGACAAGTGGATTCACTGGTAAAAAGAATGATTCCATTTGCTGATCAAATACAGTTAATACACTTAAAGCTTCAGCAAGTAACGGCTAAGATGATTCCAGATGGAGTCTATATGGATATTGACGGACTAAGTTCAATTAACCTTGGCAACGGAGCGACTTACACTCCTCAAGAAGCATTGAATCTTTATTTCCAAACTGGATCTGTTATAGGTAGATCTTTCACAGAAGAAGGAGAGTTTAATCATGGAAAGATGCCTATTCAAGAATTAACTTCTTCTGGGGCTAATGCAAAGATATCTTCTTTGATAAATATGTATAACTACAATCTAGGAATGATCAGGTCTGCAACTGGATTAAATGAAGCTAGAGATGGTTCTATGCCTGATTCTAATTCTTTAGTTGGAATACAAAAGATGGCTGCCCTTAACTCTAACACTGCTACTAGGCACATACTAAGGTCCGGTTTAAATACCACTAGAAGATTAGCCGAAGGGATTACTTATAGGATGTCTGACGTATTAGAATATTCACAGTTTAAGGAAGACTTTGCGAAATCAATTGGAAGATACAGCATGGAGATTTTGAAAGAAATTAAAGATCTTCATCATCATGATTTCGGAATATACATCGAGCTTCATCCTGATGAAGAAGAAAGAGCGGTTCTTGAGCAACACATAAATACTTCTTTATCACAAGGTAAGATTGACATTGATGATGCTATAGATATCAGAAATGTAAGAAATGTAAAAATAGCCTCTCAACTTTTAAAAGTAAGAAAGCAAAGCAGAGAAAGAGACGCAAGGAAACAGCAACAAGAAAACATTCAACAACAAGCTGAAGCAAATCAAAGTGCGTCAATGGCTGCTGAGCAAGCCAAGCAACAAAGGGAGATGGCTAAAAAGCAAGCTGAAATGGAGCTAATGAAAATGGAGTCTGACCTTAAATTGTTAGAGATGGAAAAAGAGTTTGCATTAAAGCTACGGCTTATACAGGCTCAAAAATCTTTAGAAGGAAATATTCAGGGGATGCAAGTTCAAGGTCAGTTAGCTAAAGAGAAGTATAGAGAAGACAGAAAAGACAAAAGGACTGCTAAGCAGGCAACTCAACAATCGAAACTTATTCAACAAAGGCAACAGGACTTAGATCCAATAGACTTTGATGGTCAAGATTTATTAAGCACTGATTATTAAGCTTTTACAAAAGTTTAATTATTCGTAATTTTGTAAACTAATTTAATTTAAATAAAATGGAAGATTTCAAAGTTTATGCTTTGGATGATGAGGGAAACAGAATAGAGACTCAACAGCCTGAAGCAGAACAAACACAAGATGAAGTTCGGGAGCCTAGTCAAGAAATTGCTACGGAAACTGAAAGTTTAGAAACAAAAAATGAAGATGGGATACTACAGCAAACCGAAGAGCAAACCCAAACCGAAGAGCAAAGCCAAACCGAAGAGCAAGGCCAAGCCGAAACCGAAGAAAAAATATTAACTGAGGAACCAGATAGAGATGACAATTGGTTTCTGAGTAAATTAAAAGAAAGATACGAAGTGGAGCTAGGCTCCATGGACGATCTTAAAAACGTTCTTTCAAATACCGAAAAAGAAAGTCTTCCCGAAGACGTTGAGAAGTATTTGCAATACAAGAAAGAGACCGGAAGGTCATTTAGTGATTTTGCTGAACTTCAAAAAGATTGGGCGTCTGTTTCAGATGCTGATGTAATTCGTCAGTATTACGAGCAAACTAAACCACATTTAGATCGGGGAGACATAGAGCATATTTTAAGTGAACAATTTTCTTATGATGAAGAGTTAGATGATGATAAGGAAGTTAAAGCTAAAAAGATTGCTTATAAAGAAGCATTGTATGAAGCTAGAAATCATTTTGAAGGCCTGAAGGAAAAATACAAGGCGCCACTAGAGTCTAGTGAGGCTGATATTCCTGATGCTTACAAAGAGGCGTTTAGCTTTTATGATGAATATAAAACTAAATCTGAAAAGGATTCTGTTATTCAGAAAAAACAAGCTTCTCATTTCACTGAGAAAACTAATGCTTTGTTTTCCGAAGAGTTCAAAGGTTTTGAATTTAACTTGGGAGATTCGAAGAAGGTTTTTAAACCAAGTGATATTGAGAAAGTTAAGTCCGCTCAGAGCAATGTTCAAAATTTTATCTCTCAGCATTTGAATGAGGATGGACTTTTAAAAGACCCAGCTGCATATCATCGCTCGTTGTTTACGGCGATGAATCCTGATGCCATAGCAAAACATTTTTATGATCAGGGAAAAGCAGATGCCACTGGAAATATTATTAAGGAAACTAAAAATATAGACATGGGCGTAAGGGAGAATGTTGTTACCGATACGACGGGGACTAAGTTTAGAGTGGTAGAATCTGATGATCAGTTTGATTTTAAAATTAGAAAAAGAAACTAAAAACCTTAAAACTATTTAAACATGTCTGTAACAATGACCGGAGTAGGTGGAGCTTTAACCCCCTCTCCTTCGAAAGCTACGCTTTCAAGTAATTATCTTGGGTCAAGTATTGAATTTACTTCTCAATACCTTCCCGATGTACACGAAAAAGAATTTGAAAAATACGGAAATCGTTCTGTATCTTCTTTTCTAAGAATGGTAGGAGCTGAAATGCCTTTTGCCTCTGATGTAATTCAGTGGTCTGAGCAAGGAAGACTTCACCTAGCTGTAACTGGTGCAACTAGAGCTGCTGATGTAATCACCTCTAATGGACACCCTTTCCGAGTAAACCAAACAGTAATTATTTCTGACGGAACTGACCAGGAAAAAGCCATCATAACTGCGACAACCACAAATACATTTACAGTTGCCTCTTATGAGAATGCGAATCTTGCAGCAGCTATTGCCACAACTGGCCTTAGTGTATTTGCTTTTGGTTCTGAATTCAAAAAAGGAACTAATGGAATGTCTGGAAGTCTAGAGGCTCCTAAAGATATCCAAACCAATAACCCAATTATTATCAAAGATAAATATGAAGTTAATGGTTCTGACTTAGCTCAGATCGGATGGATTGAGGTGACTACTGAAAATGGCGCTACTGGATATCTATGGTATTTGAAATCAGAGCATGAAACTCGTTTGCGTTTTGAAGATTACCTAGAACTTTCTTTGGTGGAAGGTAGACCTGCTGCAACCTCTTCTGGTGCTGAAGGAGCTGGATACAAAGGAACTAAAGGTTTGTTCTATGAAATCGAAAACAGAGGTAACATTGCTACTGGTTCAATTCAAGCTAGAACTGACATTGAAGAACTAATTAAAGTTCTAGATAAAGAAGGAGCTATTCAAGAAAACGTCATGTTCGTTAACAGAACTAAATCTTTCGAGATTGATACTGTTTTGGCTGCTCAAAATAACTCTGGTGCTTCTACTGCATCTTATGGTTTGTTTGACAACGACGAAAGCATGGCCTTAAATCTTGGATTTATGGGCTTTAACTTGGGATATGATTTCTACAAGTCTGATTGGAAATATTTGAATGACGCTACTACAGGAGCTTTAACTGCTGGTGTAGACGGAGTTATTGTACCTGCTGGTACCACCACTATTTACGATCAAATTCTAGGGAAGAACGCTACTCGTCCTTTCTTACATGTAAAATATCGCAAGTCAGAAGCTGAAGACAGAAAGTATAAGTCTTGGGTAGTTGGATCCGCTGGAGGAGCTGGAATGTCTAGCGACTTGGATGCAATGCAAGTACACTTCTTGTCTGAGCGTGCACTATGTGTGCTTGGCGCTAACAACTTTATCTTGATGAAGTAGTTTGATTGGATAGGCTGGGGGCTTCGGCCCCCATTACCTGTCATTTTTTGATTTTAATTTAATACTTAATAAAATGCCTAGAAAAAACCCAGCTTCCTCTTGGGAGCTAAAAGACAGAATTTATATTCTTAAAGGAGGATTGACTCCTGTGAACTACATATTGCGTTCACGACATCATCTAAACAAACCCCTACAATATTTTGATGGAGCTAGAAGCAGATCTTTAAGATATGCATCAAACCAAGTTTCAATATTTGAAGATGAGCAAATGGGGGATGTAACACTTCCAGCTGTAATCTTTAAAGACGGAAAGCTTATTGTTCCAAAAGAAAATACTCTTTTGCAGCAATTTTTATCTATATATCATCCTGACCTTAATAAGGTGTACATGGAGTTTGATGCAAACAGAGAAGCTGAATCAGAAGTTAAAACTGTAGAGCAAGAACTAGAAGCAATGAACATAGCTAAAGATCTTCCTATAGAAGATTTAGAAGCTATCGCTAGAGTTGTTTTGAAGGGAAGAGTATCTGACATGGCCTCAAACGAAATAAGAAGAGACATGCTTATATACGCTAGAAGAAACCCTAAAGAGTTTATTGATTTAACTAAGGACGAAAACATTAACTTAAGAAACATAGCGGTCCGATCTGTTGAGATGGGAATCTTATTTATTAAGGATGATCAAAGAACAGTTTGCTGGAACGATGGCAAAAAAGAAAAGATTATTACTGTTCCTTATGGAGAAAATGTATATAGCGCATTAGCTGTTTACTTTAAAACAGACGAGGGACTAGATGTACTTCAGGCCATAAACAACAAGCTATAGTAAATCCACCTAAACTGTAGCTGAAATGAAGGGGTCGAAAATATCGACCTCTTTTTTTTTCGTACATTTGTATCATGATAAATCATGTAAGAAATACTGTTTTAACTGTTCTCAATAAGGAGAATAGAGGCTTCATTACGCCTCAACAATTTAACTCGTACGCTAAACATGCGCAACAATTGTTGTTTAATCAAAAGGTTTCTGAGTACTCAAGGATGGTGGCTCAAAGAAATTCGAGGATGATTTCTACAGACTTTATGGATCGAGTGGATATTTTAAAATCTGCCTTAGAAGCGTTTACTGTAGAGGAGACTGTTACAAAATCTATTGATAGATATGCAAAGCCATCAAGCATTCAGCATTTAGTGGCTATTAGATACAACAACAAAGATGTCGAACAAGTGTCGAGAGATAAGGAAAGATATTTAGTTGGTTCAAACCTTACCGATCCAACAGAGAATTACCCAGTGTTTGTTGATAGGGGTAGCGATATTATTGTTTACCCAACAACACTTGCTCAAAATGTAGATTTTATATTTATTAGAAATCCAAAAGATCCTAAATGGACCTATAATACTGTTGGAGAGAATCCAATATTTAATATTAACGCACCTGACTATCAAGATTTTGAACTAGATGAAGATGAGTCTGTAAACTTGATTGTAGAGATATTGAAACTGACTGGTGTTACGATTAGAGAATCAGAAGTAACGCAAGCGGCTACAACTATCGACCAGGTAAATACAAGCAAAGAAGCATAAGATGGCCTTAACTGATCAACAATATTATTCCTCGGCAGACAATTATGGTGGCTCACAATTTGTGTCTCTTAAAAATATTATAAACAACTTCTATCTGTTTTATGTAGGAGATGAAAAGTTAATTAATAATGTTAGTAGGTTTGATGTTGTCTTTCATGCTAAAAGGGCTGTTCAAGAATTAAACTATGATGCCCTAAGAAATGTAAAAGCATTAGAGCTGGAGCTTCCAAATACTTTGCAGCTTGTTCTTCCAAAAGATTTCGTTAATCTAGTTAGATTGTCTTGGGTAGATGAAAGGGGAAGGTTGCATCCTTTAATGGTTGACAACAACACTACAATCGCTAAAGCATATCTTCAAGATAATAACTATAACATTTTGTTTGATAGTAATGGGGTAGCCCTAGAGGGAAATTCTTATATAGAGGATAAGCTATCTCAAATTGAAAATACAACTCAAGATGCGGTATCATCTTTAAGTGATGAGTTTTTTGGAGGAAGGTTTGGATTGGATCCTTCAATATCTAATGTTAATGGAAGATACAATATAGACAAAGCAGCTGGTGTTATAAGGTTTAGCTCTGAAGTAAAAGGCAAATATGTTGTTATTGAATATATAACAGATGGATTGGATTATTTAACTGAAGATGAAATACAGATAAACAAGCTGGCAGAAGACTACATGTATAAGCAAATAGCATACGAAGTTATCAAGCATAAGTTTAATATTCAAGAATACGTTGTTCGTAGAATTAAAAACGAAGCGTATGCTTCGATGAAAAACATGAAAATCCGTTTAATGGACATCCATCCTTTCGATTTAATTCAAACATTGAAGGGAAGAAACAAATGGATTAAATAATGAAGTTTAAAAATATCTTTAGTTCTGGAAAAATGAACAAAGACCTCGATGAACGACTTGTTCAGAAGGGGGAGTATCGTGATGCATTAAATCTTAAAGTTTCTAATTCAACTGGATCCGACGTAGGGTCTGTTGAAAATGAAATGTCCAATGCTGTGCTCACAAATCTTAATATGGGCACCAATGCTGTATGTATAGGTTCAGTTGCAGATGATGCAAACAATATGATATATTGGTTTGTTAGATCAGAAACGGGAAGTTATATATGTGAGTATGATGTTGACAATGATTCTTCAGAATTTGTTTTACTTGACACTAGGACTGGAAAGAACAATGTTCTAAACTTTACAAAGACAAACTTTATTGAGGGTAATGTTTTAATAGACATAGATAATAATAAAAAGTTTTTGTTTTTTACGGATGGCATTAACCCGCCGAGAAGAATTGAAGTAAACTCTGCAAAACTTATAGATGGGAATGATTTTGACAAATATGATATAGATGTTGTTCAGAAGCCGCCCTTATACCCTCCGTCGATAACACTACAATCAGCGTCTAATGCAGAGAATAGTATAGAGGAAAGGTTCTTATATTTTTCATATCGCTATAAATATAAGCATGGTGAATATTCAGCCATATCTCCTTTTTCAGAGCCTGCGTTTTTTCCAAAAACTTTTTCAATAGACTTTACCTCTGGGCTAAACAAATCCATGGTAAACAATTATGGGAGCGTCGATGTTTCATTTGACACTGGAGCAAAGAATGTTACAGATGTTGAAATAATATTCAAGGAGAGTAATTCAAGTACTCTGTATGTTGCAGAATCTTTTAACAAAGAGGATAAGAGCTGGTCAAACAGTCAAACACAAACATTTACTTTTGATAATTCAAAAATATACAAAGTCCTTCCAGAGAAAGAGCTTCTTAGGGTTTATGATAATGTTCCTTTAAAAGCTAAAACTCAACAACTAATAGGCAATAGAATTGTTTATGGCAACTATGTTGAGAACTTTAATCTAGTTAATGCTAATGGAGAAAATATAAAGCCTAACATTTCTGCCGCTCTATCTGCAAGCACAATAACTTCAGCTCCAGTAAAAAGTGTTAAGTCAAACAAAGACTATGAGATTGGTCTGGTTTATTTAGATGATTATGGCAGATCAACAACTGTTGTAACTTCAGAGGGAAATTCTGTAAACGTTCCTTTGGGTAGTCAAAAACTACAAAATGAACTAACAATTACTATCGACCACTTCCCCCCAGCTTTTGCAAAAAAGTATAGGGTTTATGTGAAGCAAAGTAAGGGTGATTATGAATCAATATCTCCTGCTATATTCTATGAAGAAGAAGAGACTGGATATGTTTATGTTCAGTTAAATGGAAATGATAAGAATAAAATTAAAGAAGGCGATTTCTTAGTTGTTAAAGCAGACAGTAGGGGAGCTAAAACTGGTCTTATTGAAACTCAAGTTTTAGAAATTAAGGAATACAATGTTAACTTTTTAGAAGACAGTACATATCCAGGAGCGGGGGACCCTCCAATTGCACAACAAGCTGGACTATATGCTAAGTTTAAGCCAAGTGGATATAGTCTCTCTACCTCTGATTACGATAGAACAGAGCATACAGACTACGATGATTCAAGTAACGGAAGGGACAATCCATTAGGCATAAGCTTTTCGTCTTCTTCTGTTGAAGGTCCGTTTTATTATGGAACAAATGGAAGTGTTACCGATGTTACTATTGGTGGGACATATAATATAGCACAGGAATTTGCAAGAGTAAGAATAGAAATTGACGGAATAAATGTTGATGTAAACGGAGACGGGTCATTGATTGTGGATACTTTCCAATGGTCGGTTGATACATTAGACAATGATGCCACAAACACTTTAAATGCGACTGGAATTACAATAACTCCGGGAACGCCAATTGCTTTGACTGGATCTGGATTAACTATAGATTTTGCTGCTGCAACTGGACATACGCTTGGAGACAGATGGATGTTTAATGCAAGACCATCTTCTGTTACCAATAAATATACAGGGTTAAGATTTAGTAAGGCATTTTCTACATTTAGAAGCTTCAGTAAAGAAGAAGAGGAAATTAATCTTGGAACGATAATAAACATAACCTATGACGAATATAATAGGGCAAATCAGTATGTTACACACGAATTTGTTTCAAATCAACGATACGAAAACTTAGAAGAATGGTACCATGAAAGTGGGGCTAAAGCTACAATAGGAAATGATATCACAGAGGAAAGAATATTCTTTCTTAGAGGAACATACGGAGATGTTCAGTCAAACATAACCGGAGATCCTAACGACGATCTTTTAATGATCATTAGATCTAACTTCACACAAGAAGGTGATGCATCAAAAAGAGTTAAGGTTAACAATAATATAGTTTTGTTGTCTAGAACTAGTGACGACATAATTAATTTTGAAACTAAACCAGAAAATATAAATTCAGAAATATTCTACGAGCTACCAGCAACGTATGAAATAAATAGTCAGGGATACCACGATGTTCCTGGAGGTGGAACTGCTCAGACTGATAGCAACGCAGCTACATTCACTATACCTTTCTTTAATTGTTTTTCTTGGGGCAACTGTGTTGAGTCGTATAAAATAAAAGATGACTTTAATGCTAAGTATTTTGAGCCAGAAAATAGGCCCTCTTCGAATTTAAAAGATTATAAGCAGAACAATAGGACCACATCATTGACTTACAGCAATGTCTATGATCAAACAACTAAGTATAATGGGCTAAATGAATTTAACCTTTCAACTGTCAATTACAAAGATATGGATGACTTCTATGGAAGCATCAATAAGATTGTAGGAAGAGAGGCTGACTTAGTTGTATTCCAGGAGAATAGGGTTTCTAAATTATTATTCAACAAGAATGTTCTTTTCAATGCTGACGGAAGTGGAAATGTTGCTGCATCAACAGATATATTAGGGCAGGTTTTACCATATCTTGGAGAGTATGGAATCACTGCAAATCCTTTTTCTGTGGTAATATGGGGAGGGAGAATATATTTTGTAGACGAAAGAAGGAGAGTTGTATGTCGATTGTCACAAGATGGAATTACTCAGATCTCTGATTATGGAATGATAGACTGGTTTGGTGACAACTTAAAGATTACTCCAGATGTGATAGGCGGATACGATCCAATGGATAGAACTTATTCCATAGCACTTAGAGGAAGCCAAGAAGAGTGGAGAGAAGATGAAGTTGAATGTGAAATATTGTACGACAGCACTGACACTGATAGCGACGGAACAGTTGACTCTATTGACACAGATGATGATGACGATATCGTTCCAGATGTTAATGACGCATTCCCATTAGACTCAACAGAAGCAACTGACACGGATGGCGATGGAGTCGGGGACAACACAGATACTGACGACGATGGAGATGGAGTGCCAGATGCAAACGATGCATTCCCCCTAGATGAAACTGAATCTGTTGATACAGATGGAGACGGCATCGGCGATAACGCCGACACTGACGATGACGGGGATGGAGTACCAGATATTGATGAGGGAGACATGGATAGTGACGGAATAGATGACAACAACGACACCGACACTGATGGGGATGGAACATTAAACGTTGATGATTTAGACGATGACAATGACGGAGTTCCCGATGTAAGTGATGCATTCCCAACAGATCCAGACGAAACATTAGATACCGACGAAGATGGAATTGGCAATAATACAGACACCGACGATGACGATGACGGTGTTCTTGATGTTAAAGATGACTTCCCCTTAGATCCCAATGAAAATACTGACACCGATGATGATGGCATAGGTGACAATGCTGATCCAGATGATGACGGGGATGGAGTACCAGATATTGACGATGTGTTTCCTCTTGATTCTACAGAAGATACGGATACCGATAACGATGGTCTAGGAGATAATATAGATCCAGATGATGACGGAGATGGAATAGCTGATGTTAATGAGGGAGATACAGATGGAGACGGGACTCCAGACGATACGGATACAGATGATGATAACGATGGAGTCCTTGACATAAACGACGACTTCCCATTAGATTCCTCTGAAACCACCGATACGGATGGTGATGGCATAGGGGATAATGCGGATACAGATGACGATGGTGATGGTGTGCCAGATGTCAACGATGCGTTCCCATTAGACTCAACCGAAACAGTAGATACTGACAGTGACGGCATTGGCAATAATTCTGATACGGATGATGATAACGATGGAGTTCTGGATGTTGATGACGCATTTCCTTTAGATTCTTCAGAAACCACTGACACGGACGGAGATGGAACTGGCGATAACGCTGACACAGATGATGATAACGATGGAATATTAGACGTTGATGATGCGTTTCCTTTAGATCCAACAGACACAATTGATACTGATGGCGATGGTGTGGGTAACAATACCGATACCGATGACGATGGAGACGGAGTTCTTGATGTAGATGATGATTTCCCACTAGACCCAACAGAGACAACCGACACTGATGGCGATGGTATTGGAGATAACACTGATACTGATGATGATAACGATGGAGTTCTTGATGTAGATGATGCGTTCCCGCTTGATGCAACGGAGACAGCTGACACAGATGGGGATGGAATAGGGAATAACACAGATACGGATGACGATGGCGATGGCGCATTAGACGTTGATGATGCGTTTCCTCTTGATGCTACAGAAAGTGTAGATACAGACGGGGACGGAACTGGAAATAATGCAGACACAGACGACGATAATGATGGAGTGTTAGACGTTGATGATGCATTTCCATTAGACGCTAGTGAATCGGTAGATACTGATGGCGATGGTATTGGAGATAACACTGATACTGACGATGATGGCGATGGCGTATTAGACACAGAAGACGCCGATCCATTGGACGCTAATGTAACTAAAATCTCCCCAACAATAACATTTAATAATCAAACAGTAACTTACGGAGACTCTGACTTTGTAGTTAGTGCCTCATCTAATTCGGCAGGAGCTATAACTTATTCTTCTTCGGATACAGGGGTGGCTACCATATCTGGAGACATTGTAGCAATACAAGGAGCCGGAAGCACCACTGTAACTGCAAATCAAGTTGCGGATGGAATATATTTGTCTGGATCACAGACAATGACGCTTACAGTTCAAAAAGCAAGTCCGACTATTACATTCTCTAACCTTTCTGCTACTTATGGAGATCCAAATATTACACTTACGGCAGCATCAAATAGCACCGGAGCTATAACATACTCCTCTTTAGATCCTTCTGTTTCAACAATTTCTGGAAACACACTTACAATACTAGGGGCTGGATCGGATACTGTAACAGCTTCTCAAGTGGCAGACTCTAATTATTTATCTGGTAGCAGAAGCGTAAATTTAACAGTTGCCAAGGCGTCTCCAACAATAGTTTTCCCTGACATTACATCTTACGCAAATAGTCCAGATTTTACATTAAGCCCAACGTCTAACAGTACAGGTGCTTTTACCTTTACGTCTTCAGATGTTTCTGTAGCTACAATATCTGGATCTACAGTAACTATGGTTGCTCAAGGAACTTCTACGTTAACAGCATCTCAAGCAGCTAATTCAAATTATCTTGCTGGGTCACAGACCGCTTTGTTAACTGTAAATGCAGCCTCTGTGGACACAGACGGAGATGGTACGCCAGACATTACAGATACCGATGACGACAATGATGGAGTATTAGACGTCAACGATGCGTTCCCATTGGATGCAACAGAAAGTGTTGATACTGATGAAGATGGAATAGGCAATAATGCGGACACTGATGATGACGGAGATGGAGTTAGTGATTCACAGGAAGCCACAGATGGAACAGATCCGCTTGATGCAGATAGTGATGGAGACGGGATAGTAGATTCCGTTGATCCAGAGCCTCTAGTTTCTGCCAACAATAACGATAGAGATAGGTCTGGAGCAGGCAGAGGTTCATCTTGTCCTGAGCCAGAAAAATATATGTACATCGAAAACGTTAGACAATATAATGCACTTGGCGGCGATAGCTATGGCATGGATGATTACAACGACAATTTACCATTCGAAACGTCTGATTCTGCGCTTTCAATTATTCCAAAAGCAAGTAGTGCCGTGACTACAGATAACACACCATACTTTCACACAAACAGGCTGGTTTCAAGTATTGATTTAACGGATGCAGTAAAGTTTTACGATGCGGTGAATAGACCCACCACTGGACTTATTCTGGAGGATGGTTATATAACAAAAGCAAGGGCTGTTGAGCTAGGATACACTATTGGCATACTGCCTAATAGAAACTCTAATGGTATAGTAAGCGCAAAATCATTAACAAATCAATCAATTAACGACATACCAGACAATGCAATATTGATTTGTTACACAAACGACGTGATGCAACATCCTACTCAACCTTTCATTGTACCAAGGCATGAAGATAGTGCGGTGAGCCTTTGTGTTCCGATAGGTTTTAGGGAGGTTGACTTGCTGACTAAAGTAAACTCACGCAAGAGATTTAATGACATAAATGAAAGACACACACGTCGATGGCTTTTCTGGGATCAAGACTGTAATAATTCTAACTGGTATGAATTTGTAGGAACACCGACATCTACACAGACAGGATGGGTTTTAACATATGAGAACCAAAGTTTGACATTCCCTCAAGTCACATCTTACACCGGGTCTGGGGGTACTGTCACATTTGGAACAAAACATTCGGGTGGATCTGGAAATACCGTCCTTGTTCAAGATGGAGATGATGGGTTTGAAGTAAAAGCCGTTCAGGCTGGAATAAGTAAGATAGGGCCATTATTTAGGCACTACGGCTTTCAACAAGAAACAATAAAGATGCATTCATACTACGACTCTTTAGAGCCAATAACAATAAATATAAAAAACTTAGATTATGGAACAACATACAATTCGACTCCGACCTTAATTGCATCAGCCCTTAGCGGTGATATAAGTTCGGGCGTTTCTATAGATTCTAACGGAAATATAAATGTTAATTCAATGGGTACGACAGTATACACTGGAGATTTAAATCACCCACAGTTTTCTGGAAGCGATCTATCTTTAACTAATCCCGTTGGAAAATTTGGTAGGCTAGGGATTTCCTTAAAAAGAACAAACACTACTACAGGACTGCAAGAAGACGCTCCATTTAAAGCGCAGTTTATAGCTCTAGACACAGGTGGAGATAGGGCCTTCCATATTGCGTCAACTGATGGTATTAATAACGTTAGTCCAACATACTTTTATGAAGTAGGAACAGGGACTCTGACTGCTCTCAACCATTATGTTACTAGGGCTAATTTACACTCAGCCCCAAGCACATTTGTTCCTTTAGACCAATGGAACGCCTACGCTAACGATTTAGTTTTTAGTAACAAATACGAGGGGATAGTATTTGCTGATGGTAATAGTGTGTACGGTTCCGGCGCTCCTAATGCCAACACAAGAACAACAACATCAGGTTATAGCTCTACTTTAAGAGATATGTATTTTGTGCCAGTACGAGTGCAAGTCGATTTTAATCCCTACTATGGAATACTTATCATTCAGCCACAGGATGGAGACACGCCTAGTTCTCAAAGCTTCACAACAAGCGTATTCTTTGACGGAGAGGATATAAATAGTACTTATGAGACTGCGGTTGTAAAAAAACTAACCATAAATGTTTAGCCATGAAGTTTAGATCAGGATACAGAAAAGTAAAAACGCTTAGAAAATATGTAAATGGCAAACCAACTAATGTGACTAAGCCAAATACATCATCTGATCCTGATTACATAGAAAAATATCTTTCGGATGAATGCCCAGTCAACAATCTTCCGTCGGGTATTACAGTCACACCGACTGTCCCAGCCACCCAGGCATATAGGAATCCAACTGTAACCGGATCAAATAACTATACTGTTAGTTTTAGCGAATATGTTAATGGGTGGACCTCTTTTCATTCATGGTTGCCGGAGTCAATGGTTAATATGAATGGCGATTTTTACACTTTTAAATCTGGACAACTCTACAAACATCACAATGATGAAAGTAATAGAAATGAATTTTACGGAACAACATATCCGTCTGAGCTAGAGTTTGTTTCCAACGATGCTCCTGGAGATGTCAAGATGTTTAAAACAGTAGAGATAGAAGGCGACAGTAAAGATTGGGATGTTACTATCTCCACCAACTTAGATGAGGGACACATAGATAAGAGTTCTTTTGAGAAGAAAGAAGGGTTTCATTATTCTTACATAAGAAGAAATTCTGATGACATGGTAAACACGGAGCTTCTTTCTGTGCAGGGCGTTGGTATGCTATTAGCTTCTAACGGAAATATATACAACTTTTCTTCTGTACCAAGTGAAATTGCCATAGGAGATTCTTTATATAGAGCTACAATTTCAGGATCCTATGAGTTGGTTGGGGTTATTTCAGGCCTAACTGATTCCACTGTTACGACTAGTTCCTCAGCAGTAACGCCAGCACTAAATGACTTTATGTTTGTAGCAAAGTCTCCTATCGCTGAATCATACGGACTGAAAGGTTATTTTGCTAACATAAGAATATCAAACACAAGTAATTCTAAAGTTGAGGTTTTCGCTGTGAATTCAGAAGTATCGAAAAGCTTCCCTTAATATTTAGTATATTTGCAGTAATGAAATTTAATTTAAGATCAGTCTCTAAAGAAGACTATGAAGACGTTCTTGTAAAATGGTGGAAAGATTGGGGATGGGAACCACCTCCTTTAGATTTCCTGCCAGAAACTGGACTAATTGTTTCAAAAGGCAATGTGGATATTTGCGCAGGTTTTTTATATCTTACAAATTCCAAAGTTGCTTTGACAGAGTTTGTTGTTTCTAATAAAGATTACAAGGAGTCAGACAGAGGAGAAGCAATTGATTTTCTTTTGGACTGTATATTAGAATTAGCAAACCAAAATGGGTGCAAGTATGCCCATGTGATTTTAAAAAACAAAAGTTTGTTGCAAAAATACAAACGAGCTGGATATATAGAGTCTGATAAAAACGTTATAGAATTAATTAAGGTATGGCAATAGCGACCGGAACAGCAATAGCCCTAGGAGTGACCGCAGCAACTGGAGCTGCAACTGCTATATCAGGGGCGTCAAGGGCTAAAAGAGCAAAGAGAGCCCTTCAAAACTTTCAAAGACAAGAGCTAAGACAAACAGAAGGTCTTCGAGTGTCTACATTGGGGGCTGAACTTCAAACTGAAGCAGCTCTACAAAGGCAAGCTTCGTCTGTTGATGCTCTTCAAGCAGGAGGAGTTAGAGGATTAGTTGGCGGATTAGGAAGAGTTGAGGCTATACAAGGCCAGCAACAAAGACAAATAGCTGCTGACTTAGATAGACAGCAAATGCAGATTGAGCGAATGCAATTCCAAGAAGCACAATCTTTAAGGCAAATGCAAGAGCAAAGAGAGAGCTTTCAAATTGGTGCACTTATGTCTGAGCAGCAGGCTGGACAGCAAGCTATAACTTCCGGGTTATCACAAATAGGATCTGCTGCCTTAACAGGTCTTCAGTCTATGGAGAGTATGCAATATAAAGATCCAACGGTTCAGCTTCCACAAAGTAACTCAGATCCGTTCGCCGGATCATATAGAGACTACACGAGTCAACCTGGAACGGGCGATCTTACAAGACGGCAGTTCAGGGAAATTAAAAGAGCAGGAAATTAAAATATGGCAGCAAGTGATTATGTAGCTGGATATCAGGTGGCCGGAGCTGGAAAAGCTCAGGTGGTTGATTTAAGCGCACAAGCAGCTCAGGTTGCAAAATTTGG